CTTCACTTTCTGCTTCACAGATTAGTTCAATAATTTTATTAATTCTTAATTTCTCTATTATAATATCAGGTGCAACTCTATTTGCATTTGCTCTCACCGCATTTCCTGCAGCATCAGATACTGATTCTCTTAGTCTAATAAAAACTCTTGCTTTATACCTTTTCATTCTTCTTCTGCTCTTTTACATATTCTTCTCTACCACTTTTAGTAAACACCTTCTTCTCATAATCAAAATAAGGATGTGGTGCAGCAGGAACCCATGGTTTCTTAGATTCATTCCCAATAACAATAAATCTATCAGCAGCAAAGGTTCCCGATAGACTGATCTTAATGTCATCACCATCCAACCAGTTTGTTGTACCATCCTTCTTAGTATGGTTCATCAACTCTTGAATCTTATCAATCATTTCTTGAGTTAATTTCATTTTTTAAATACTCCCAACTTTGTTAAAAGATAAAGTGCTAAGATTGTCCAAAAGACAACTTCTAATCCGATGTTGTTCATTTATCGTACTTGGTTAAATCACATTCAACTAAAGGTAAAGGTTCTCCTTTTAAAGGTATTGGTTTACCTACTTTTTCTTGAAGAATTTTTAATGCTTTTGCACCTTTCCCTACATCATAAGGAGTAGGTGCATTTCCTAAACAAACCCGAATGATTTGCATCTCTTCTGCAGTAAAAAATACTTCTTTTTGCATTACTCGAATACAGAATCAGGTTCCAATGCTATAAAATACTTAAGATCGTATTGTGTATTCTGAAACTTAGATAGTAATTTAGATGAGACTATTACTTCATAAGAACCAGGAATAATCTTTATATTTTCTACTTTGAAATTAAAGGTAAATGTATTTTCTGTTTCTCCAACTTCTATCGCATACTCATTAGATGTGTCATTCTTTTTATCTCTAACTACTAATTTAACTGCACCATCTTTACCAACAACACAGAAATCAGGAAGTTGATAAACTGCAGCTGCTTTCAATAGTTTTTCTAAGGATGTACTATCTAAATTAAAACAAACATCAGTTGTTGGAAGTGATATTTCTTTCTCAGGTGGAGAAATAATAACATTAGGATCTGCAAAGAAATATTTTACTCTTCTTTTTCCTTCTTTAATATCAAGATATGAATCTTTAGTAAAATCAAGATCAGGATCTGAATGCAAACTTAATCCATTTAAGAACTGGTTTAAATCATATATTCCGAATTGTCTAGGAAACTCTTCTTTAATTTCTGCTTCTGCAAGAATATTCTTAGCAACAGAAATAGTACGTAAATGTGTTCCTTCTTTTACAAGAATAGAATTATTAATTCCTGCAAAGTTTTTAAGAATGGTTAGAGTTTTGTCAGATAGTTTCATAATTTGGTTTTCAGTTAAGGCATGTTATGGTCGATTTGGTCAATATTCCCTGTCGATGTAGGAGGTTTTCCATAATGCCCATCGAAGTGTAATAACAGCATAGCATAATGTACGACTTTCATCAAGTCTTTTTTATTCTTTCCGTCTTTGTTTCCATATCTACTTCCATACTTAAGTATGTTTGCCTGACAGAATGCAGCAGCAAGTTCTTTTGATGCCATGAGATCAATGGTTTGAACATTACGATATTCATGAGACTTTCCTGTGTAATGTCCCTGATAGGTTAAAGATACATACTCTTCAATGTCTTTTAGAATATCTTCTTCATGATATTTGTAAAAGTGTGCTCTTTTTGGTTCGTAAAAATCTTGATCCATTTTATCTAATTGTTCTTGATGATATTCTCTTGTCCACCCATCATTATATGGGGAGTGAGCATTTGTGAAATGATGTGCTCTTTGATCATCTACTTCTGCCATATAGTCTCCATAGTAATCATTTTCGTAGTCAAGACCATCATCATCATTTTTAATGGGGTAAGTTTTGTCCATATTTCCGTATAGTGCCTCCCATGCTAAACTCCACGCATTAACCATAAGTAAATAAGAAATCGTTTACAAGACTTTCTGCTTTTTCACCACCAAACTTTCCTTTCAGATATCCTGATACTGGATCAAGTTTAGTCATATAAGTATCAAAGTCTTTATAAAAACTGGTATCTAAACCAGTTGGTTTCTCTAATTCTATCATATCTTTGTACTTTGTCAAGTAAGTCTTAAACATTTCAAGGTGTTCATCAACTTCAGACATAGTACACTTAGCAATGTATATGTTTTTTGAGAAATGATTACCTATTTCAAAGAATCTATAATCCCCTTCATAAACAGGTAATCCCTCTACAGAAAATGAATAGTTTTCTACAGGATGTTGGAAGTCAAAGACAATAATGACCTTCTTGTCAAAGAATCCCATAAGATCCATACCAAAACATGGAAGATTACTGCCTGTTTTAGGATAGATGATGTTGTTATAAATGCAAGATTTTTCATTCCAGATTTCTACCTCCCTTGATTTTATGAAATGTTGTGCAGTGTAAGTTCTAGCTAATAGGTTAGTATCTTTAGATTTCCAATTAGCCCAAACGCTCCCTACTGCGTTATGCAGAGGGAACGTTTCATGTAAAATGTCTTTATAGTTTTTCCAAATGTTCATCTACTTAAAAATAAAATGAGACCACGAAAGAACATAACGAAATAGATGATTAGATAAACCCATAGTACTGTCATACTAATTCGGTTTTCTAAGTTACCTCTGCGATATTTAACTGGAGCAGGGTTGTTCCAGTTAGATCGCATGTAGGTATTAGGATCAATTCTGTGTCGCATCGGATTCATTATTGAAATCAACATCAGCATCTACCTTATCGTATAACTCTAAGAATGATTGCTTTGTCTCTTCATCGAAACGATTTACACATACTTGAATTGCTTTATCCTTTTTATTAAAGATAGCATATGCACGAATGATATGCACTAAACGACGAGTACTGATTATCTCTTCGACACCACCATCATAAAATGTTTTACGGATAATGTCTGCCCAATCAACCAATCTTTTTGTGAAATCAAGTTCTTTAACACCCAAAGATTCAGCAACGTTATTTAGTATCTTTACTTCGTGTGCAGGTGCAGGATATGCTTGCTCAAATGTTACTGGGAATCTTTCAAGGAAGGCTTCGTTGAGCACGTTAGTTCCAATAAATCTTCCGTCGTCTGAACCCTTACCTTTAGTATTTGCGGTGGCAAATATGTTGAATCCTCTGGCGGGTCTAACAAATCTCCCAATTTTTTTAAGGAATATACCATTTCCCTCAAGGACGCTTTGAAGGCAGAGGATTTTGTTAGAGGCAAGGTCGATCTCGTCAAGGAGCAAGATTGCACCTCGTTCGAGTGCTTCGATAACGGGTCCGTTATGCCAGACTGTGGCACCATTAACAAGACGGAAACCGCCAATAAGATCATCTTCATCTGTTTCAATAGTAATGTTTACACGAATTATTTCTCTCTTAAGTTGAGCACATGCTTGCTCTACAGAGAATGTTTTACCATTACCAGATAATCCAGTAATGAATGTGGGATAGAATTGATTTGATTGTATTATCTTTTTGATGTCTGGAAAAGGACCAAACTTAACAAAAGTACTATCATTGTCTGGAACAAGACTTCTTTCTGCATCAGGGACAACTGCAGGAGCAGCAAACGTTGCTTCAAGATTTTCTTTCTTCTCTTTAACAGTAAGATTCCATCTACCTTTAGAAACTTTGAATTGCTTTATCTTCTTACAAACTGTTGGATAACCAATATCGTTCATTGCACAGAATGCTTTGATATCTGCAGAAGTTAGTTCGTTTCCGTATGCATTTCTAAGTCCATCAATTGCTTGATCTTGAGTCATTTTAAGTTGGAATTGTGCGGGTGTCGCCATGATGTATGTATGTAACTATTATTATAATACACAAAAAAACACCCCTTGTGTAGGGGGTGTGTGACAGTTTGTTAATTGGTTTTTATTCTCCTAACTTCTCTATCAATTGCTCTATCAATATATCTTTACTACGTCTTCGGTCTAACTCAATACCTATTGTACGACCATATTCTTCTAGTTCTAATTTTGTCATAGAACTAAAATCTAAAACAACATCACCATCTACTACAGTTTCAATAGGTTCTACTACTGGTTCTACAGATGAAGGTGCTGTATCAACAGGTGCCACCTCTGGAGTTGACTTTTCTCCTGTTAAATCCCCGAATCTACTCATTGTTCTAACTTAATTATTTCAACAGTATTTATTCAAGCAATAAGTTCTATAAATTCCCCTAGAACTTTTTTGTTCATCTTTTTACCTTTTAGACTTTTGGTAAAGGCAGATTTGATTTGTGCTTTAGTCGCATCTTCCTTAACTTCAAACTCAGCATCATTAGCAAGTGCTGATGAAGATAATGCAAAATACTTGTTATAGCCTGCATCTGAGATAGTACAACTTTTTGTTTTCTTCCATTGTTTCATTGCTTTATCATATGCAGTACCAAATGCACCCACATAACGACGAATGAAGTAACCAGACTCTCTACCATCAAGAATACGAATACCTATAAAGTTAGTATCGGGAAATCTATTTCTTAGATGTCTTAGTATAACTTCAGTAAATGATTTGTAATCTGAGTCTACAGGATAACTATGTCCTGTCTTACGATCTCTTACATGGCAGTTATCATGTATACATCTTGTACCTAAGAAAGGTTTCTCTTCCCAGTCTCTTTGTACTTCGCGATGATATGATAATGGATGCGCCTCTCCATCAGTAAGAATAACACATTGAACTTTCTCAACTCCATTTTCTTTTTGGAATTTTGGAATAATAGAATTGAATGCAATTAGTGATTCGTTTAAGGGTGTTCCTGATAATCCCATTGCATAAGGAGTTCTAACT